CCGCCGCGGCAGGCGCCGACGTCGTCCACATCGCCGGCCACACCGAGCGGCAGCCGGGCGGCGGCGAGCAGGCGCTGTTGTTCGTCGGCGCGTCCGGCCAGCTGGAGCGCGTGTCGTGGAAGACGATCGTCGCCTCGCCCGCGCTCAGCCGCGGCGTGGTGGTGCTCGCCGCCTGCGAGACGCTTCGCCCGCCCGCCTCCTCCGCCACGCGCGCGATGAGCCTCGGCGCCCTCTGGCTCCTGCACCACGGCAAGGCCCGAGAGCTCGTCATCGACGAATACACGCGGTGGCTGCGCTCAAGGCCGTGCGCCATCTGCTGGGCCAAACCCCCGAGCGAGGTCCACCACTGGCCGACGCGCGGCTCGCTCGGCTATATCGACGACCTGCGCGCCATGCCGCTTTGTCGCATTGACCATCTCCTGGCGGGAGGGGAGAGGGTGGTGCACGAGGGCCGGGTCCTCACGCCGCACACGCAAAAGGCGCAGGACCGGGCCCTCCTCGCGACGCAGGCTTATGCGCTGCTGCATCTCCCTATCGAGACCCTGGAGGCCATCCTCGAGGCTCGACGGGCTCAGCAGGAGCGTTGCCCTCCGTTTCCGTTCTGAGCGCGCGGATGCACTCGAACGCCACGATGCTCCGCACCCCGACGGGGAAGGCCAGGAGGGCTCGCCGCAGCGCATCCCGCTTGATAATCCCGCACGGGCCGCAGACGCACTGGCCGCCCCTCACGTGCTCGCTATCCGCCACCGCAGACCTCCTGCTCACGCTCGAGCGCCCAGGCCACCGCCGCCATCGGGTCTTTGCGCAAGAGCGCCAGGATGCGGCCCCGTTCGCGATGGCCGAGACGCGCCAGCTCGCGCTCCCACGTGGCGAAGAAGAGGCCGGCGGCGACCGGCGCGATACGCACCTCCGCCAGGACCCGCCGCAGCTCGCGCGCGGTACGGCCGTTCATGGGCCTCTCCGGGAGCGGGCCACCGCCACGCGCGTGAGCGCGACCGCCATCCATTTGCTGCGTAGCTCGCTCGAGAGCTCGGCCCAGGAGGTCGGCGCCTCCCGGTCGTGCGCCGCCTCTGCCGCGCTGTAGAGATGCCGGGCGAGGCGCTCGGCCTCGCCGCCGTCGTCGATCTTCATGGGGTCCCCTTTCTCGGGCTACAGCCCAGGTAACCTTGACGGTGGCTCCTCCACGCGACGGGCCCAGCCCAGCGCCTCGGCATCCTCGATGGCCATGCGGCGCAGCCAGCGCTTCGTGGCGGCCTCCCAGCGAAAGCCCTTCGCCTTGTGCGTGTCGTTCTGCTCGAAGGGCAGGGTCGACTGGAAAAGGGCCTTCGGGCGCAGGCCACGGGCGAGCAGGGCACGCAGGGCCGCGGCGCCTCCGGCCTCCGCCACGCGGTCGAAGAGCCGGGTCAGCAGCTCGACGTCGGCTCCGGCTCGATGGGCGTGCGCGACCCCAAGGCCGTGCTCGAGCGCGAGCGCCACGAGGGAGCCGCCCTCTCGCGTCTGGAGGGGCCATGCGAGGTCCTCCTTGCTGCACACCCACGGGACCTCGAGCGCAGCAAACGCAGCGCCCATCTCGGCCCCGAGACGCATGGCCTCGGCGAGGAGGAACGAGCGGTCGAAATCGGCTGAGTGCGCGACCACCGCATCGACGCTGGTCATCGCCATCGCCAGGCGCTTGAGGACGAGCGAGAGGGGCTGTCCGTGGGCGCGGCAGGCGGCGAGCGGGATCCGATTGATGGCCTCCGCCGGGTTTGCCTCCTGCGCGCTATGGATTAGGACGGCGGTGGAGAGGACGGTGGTGGTGTGCTCGACGGAGTAGAGGGACCAGGCTATCTCGAGAACGCGGTCGACCGTCGGGTCGATGCCGGTCGTTTCGGTATCCACCACCAGCACGGTATAGATCACAAGGGGATTGATACCATGGGGGCTTGACCTAGCGCCTTTTCTTCTTGCGTGTGGAATAGCGGCCCGTGAGAACGGCCATCTCGCTGTCGATGGCGCGCTTCCGGCGAATGCACGCCTCCAGCTCGGGGCCAGGAGGGAGCGTGAGTATGCGGCGGCGAAGCTCGCGCTGCTCCCGTGCGAGCCGGCAGCGCGTGAGCTGTACTGGCGGCCTCACCTTCTGCGCCTTGGGGCCGGGCGGGGAGGTCAGTACAAAGACCGCGTTCGAGGCGCGCGCCTCCCGGGGATGGATGTTCTCGAGCCGGAGCAAGGGGCCTTTTACCCGGTCCGCGAACCGCCCTGCGGGGTCGGCCTGGCGCAGGTGGCCGGCCTCGTTCTCGAGGGCTGCGCCGCCTCCTCGCAGAAAGCCCACCACCCGGAGCACGAGATAGCGCGTCGGCAAGCCCGGCAACGGGGCCACGACCTCGTCCCCCTCCTGGATCGTCGCGAGCCAGCGCATGCGGGTCAGCGCCCTCGCTTGACGCTCTCGGCGCACCCGGGAGCCCAGCAGCCGGTCGAGAAACGTGGGTTCATGGTCCCTGAGAAACCGCCAGTGACTCGCGAATCGTCGCACTCGTTGCCCTCTTTTCGTTAGTGGCCATAGGACAGCCGGACCTTGCGGCGTCCCCCCTCTGAGCCGAGGAGGCACAGGAGGTACTAGCTCGCAAGATCTGGGGAGCGGCACCGGAAACCCATCCGGCCCTGCGGTCGCTCAGCGCAGTCGTATCTGGGATCCGGGTTCCGTACGCCGATGCTCGCCCATCCCCACCTTTGCTCCGCTCTTCGCTCGGCGGGGGGTCCTCGCATCGGGTCCTGCTCCTAACGAGATGCGCGCAGCGAGGGTCGGCTCGTCTTGGAGTGCTTCGCTGGACGGCACTCCCCCCCCTCGCGTGGAATCGGGCGCAAACCCGACCGCCCCACGGTCCGCTCTTTCAGCGCGCTCAGCCGGGTGGCATCCCCGGTTACCCCATTGCGGACCCCTCGACTCTGCGGGGTCCTGCTTGCCAGCGCGCACCCCAATCGGGACAGGATTCCCGACGAAGGCGCTGGCGAATGAGACTGGCAAGAGAAGACGAGGGCAAGGCCAGCCCCCGTCCAGAGTCGCCGTCGGTGTGCATATGGCCTGTAAGGCGGACCGGCTCAAGCAGGAGGCCATCGCGCCTCCCTCGTCCGGGGCGATGAAGCAAGGGCGATACAAAGTGCTCTCTGGGTCACTCTGGGAGGTCCCCGCTAGGGGGACCTCGGCTCCCGTGCTTCGGGCCCAGGCGCGTCGCCCTACAGCGAGCAGGGCATGCTCGCGCGGTGATGCCGCGCACGCCGTCCCCCTGTCGCTGTCGTATCTCGCCTGGGTCTGCAAAAATAAACTTGCGGGGCCAGATCGCGCGCGATATGAGGGGCGCTCGTCTGGTCGTCCGTCCTTTCTCTGGGTTTCTCGCCCTTGCGTCGGTCGGTCGTCAGTCGGAGAACGCCAGCTCGGTTTCACGCGCACGTAGCCTTGGCAAGGGAGAAGGGCGCGGGTTAGCGAGTGGCGGTCTCGGGTTTTTAAAAAGGGTCACATCATCGGGGGGCCGTAATACCCCGACCCACGACAGCCAGCCAAATAAAAAGCATCTCCCCCTCGGGGGACCCCGGGTATACCCTCCCCTCTGGGAGGCCCCGCACGCATGCCCCTTTGCGCAGTCTGCGACTCCACCAACGAGACCACGCGCCTCTGTGCGACGTGCCGCCGGGACCCAGCCAATGGCGCCTGGCAAGCCACCCCGCACGCGCAGGAGGGGGCCGGAGGGGCTCGCTACGCGGTGACCTGGGACCCTGCGCGCCATGGCCGCCCGCAGGCCGTCCAGACGCTTGCTGAGCGCATCGCGTGGCTCGCAGCGTACGGGAGGCGGGTCGAGACCCGGGTCTACCTGGATGCGAGGGGGAGGCGGAGGGGGCCGCGCGAGAGGCGCCGCTATCTCGGCCAGCGGTCTATCGCGAGGCTGGCCGGGTGCTCGAGGGCCTACGTGCGCAAGGTGCTGGGGCGAATTTAATACTGCTCCTCGCGCTGAGCCGGGTATAAAGGGCCGCTCTTAAACGCGCCGACCCCGGAGACCCAAAATGAAGACGGAATCAGAGTGGCTCGAGGTCCGCCGCCAGACCATCGGCTCGAGCGAAAGCCCGATTGTGCTCGGCCTGAGCCCGCACGCAAAGCCCGTGGAGCTCTGGGCGCGCAAGCTCGAGCTTATCCCGGCCTGGGAGGAAACGCCCGAGATGCGGCGGGGCAAGCGCCTCGAGCCCTATGTCGCGGCGGAGTATGAGGAGGCGACGGGGCGCAAGCTCGTGGACCTCGGCCGTACGCACTCCGTCGTGAGCGAGGAGGACCCCTTGCTGTCGGCCACCGTCGACCGCGTCATCGTCTCATCCCGAGGGGGCGATGTCGTGGAGCAGGGTCTACCCGGCGACCGATGGTCGGGCGATGGAATCTGCGAGCTTAAAACGGTCAAGGGCTGGCTCGCGCACGAGTGGGCCGAAGAGCCGCCGGTGCACTACCAACTCCAGCTTCAGCACCAGCTCTTTGTCATGGGCAAACGCTGGGGCTCGCTCGCGGCCCTCATCGGCGGGGACGACCTGGTCTATTACGATTTCGAGCGCGACGACCAGGTCATCGCCATGCTCCGCGAGGAGGCCCACGTTTTTTGGCGCTACGTCGAGCGCAGGGAGCAGCCCCCGGTGGATGGAAGCGCCTCGACGTCGAAGGCCCTGGCGGCGCTCTTCCCGCGGGCTGAGAGGCGCGAGGTCGCGCTGCCCGCCGACGCAGACCAGTGGGCCGAGGAGCTGGCCGCCTGCAACCGCGAGGTCAAGGCCGCGTTGCTCGAGCGCGACCTTTACCGCAATCAGCTACGGGCCGCCCTCGGTGCGGCCGATGCGGGTATCACCCCCGGCGGCATCCGGTTTACAAACCGCCTCCAGCAGCGCAAGGCCATGCTGGTGGCCGAGTCCGAGTTTCGCGTTTTGCGCCGCGTCGGCGGCGACCCAGAGGAGAGCTAGAGAGATGACCACGAAGAGAGAGACCGCGAAAGAGACCCCGCCCGAGACGACTCCGCAGGCCGTCCCGAAGGGCCCCACGAGGCTCGAGAAGCTGAGCCTCTACCTCGTATCCGAGGCACCCAAGCTCAAGGAGCTGGCGCCGCCTGGCTACGACTGGAGGCGCGGCGCGCGCATCCTGGCGATATCCGCCATGCGCGTTCCCACCCTCCTGCAATGCACGCCGCAAAGCATCGTGCGCTCGCTCGGCCGCGCCTTCGAGCTGGGCCTCGACCCGGGCGGCGCGCTCGGCGATGCGTACCTAATTCCGAGGCGCATGGGAAAGGCGGTGCTCGAGCGCTGGAAGGGCACTGACTTTGACCATGAGTGCGAGCTCCAGCTTGGCTATCAGGGGCTCATCACGCTGGCTCGCCGCTCGGGCGAGGTGCAGCGCATCGAGGCGCGCTCCGTCTACGTAGGCGACCACTTCCGCCTGGCGTACGGGACCCGTCCCATCATCGAGCACGAGCCGCGCTTTGTCGCCGAGGCTGAGAAGCGCGGCTACTACGCGGTGGCCTTCCTGCGCGAGGGGGAGCCGCAGTTTGAGTACATGACCTTTGAGCAAGTCGTGGAGGTGCGGAACAAGGCCGCGGCGGATACCCCGGCGTGGCGCGAGTGGTTTGACGAGATGGCGAAGAAGACCGTCATTCGCCGGCTGTCCAAGCTCCTCCCGAAGAGCGCCGAGATGCGCCACCTCCTCGAGCGCGAGGATGCCACGAGCTTCGGCGACCTCAACGTCATCGACGACGGCGACAGCCCCGAGGGGGTGGTGACCTACGACAAGCCGCATCAGGTGGGCGGCAAGCTGCGCCAGGTGATGCAGGACCAGCAGGCGAAGAAGGCCCGCCCCGTCGTCATCGAGCACGTGCCTCCGGTCGCCCCGTCGCCTCCTCCGCCCGAGTCTCCGACGCCTGCTCCCGATGAGTACCCGCCCCATCCCGACGAAGAGGACGATGTCGACATGCCCGAAGAGCGCGAGCCGGGAGCCGACGGATGACGGCCGCGCCCGTCGACGTGAAGGCGCTGCGCGAGCTCATGGCGCAGGCCACGCCGGGGCCGTGGCGTCAAGGCTCAGTCGAGAAGGATGCCATTTTCGTTTCTCACCCCGAGGGCCTTGCGGGACCCGGCGGCGAACGCGTCATCGCGCGTGCGAATATGCACTACCCGTATGAGGCGGACATCGCGGTGGCAGTCGCCGCCGTCAACGCACTCCCGGCGCTGCTCGACAAAGTTGAGCGCCTGTACTCCGTCATCGAGAGCGTGCAGGCTGAGCTCGCCGAAGCCCGCGCCCAAGAGACGCACGAATCGTACCTGCGGGTCATCCGCGCGGCGCTGGGCGGGGCGCGGATGACAAGGGAGTGTGTCCGATGCGGCGCCGGTTTTGAGGTCGACGAAACGCTAGACGCCAAGATTCGCGCTCGCCATGGAGAAGGCCACGGACAGCGGGTGTGCCCCTTCTGCGTGCTCGCGGCTATCAACGAGCGCGAGCCGGGAGCGGACGGGTGAGCCTCAAGCTTGAATGGATCCCTCTCCTCGAACTGCAACCCACTCCTGGCAACCCAAAGAAGCACGACGTCATCGCCATCGCGCAGAGCATTGTGCGTTTCGGCTTCCTCGACCCTATCGAGCTCGACGAGGCGACCGGCCGCGTGACGGCTGGACACGGACGCATCTCAGCCCTGCGGGCGCTCCATGACGGCGAGGTAGAGTGGGCGCGCGAGATGATGGGCGCGCGCGGTGGAGAGCCGCCAATGAACGTCCAGGTACTCGACGGCGGACGATGGGCGGTGCCGGTCATCCGCGGCCAGCAATTCGCCTCGCCCGCCGAGGCGCGCGCCTATCTGCTCGCCCACAACCAACTCACCATCGCCCCAGCCTGGGACGACGACCTGCTTGCGCAGATGGTAAAAGACACAATGGGCCTCGTGGAGAGCATCCCGGGATGGACCAGCTACGCACTCAGCGATCTTGTGAACGGCCCATCATTCGAGCCAGAGCTGGCTGACAACCAGCCCCGGCTCGACACGGCGCGATTGCACACATGCCCGGCCTGCGGCAATACTTTTAAGACATGAGGCTGAAGCTCGACTGGGTCTCACAGGAGGCCGCGCGATATGCAGTGATGCACTGGCACTACTCCCAGCGCATGCCGAGCGGCAAACCGGGGAAGGTGGCAAGGATCGGGGTCTGGGAAGACGGGCGTTTTTGTGGGGCCGTCCTCTTCGGAAGTGGCAACTTCCAATGCTGCCAGCCCTACAAATTGCACCACACAGAAGTGTGCGAACTCGCGCGCGTAGCGCTGAGCTGCCATGACACGCCAGTCTCTCGCATTGTCAGCATCGCAGTGCGCATGTTGCGCGCCCGGAACCCGGGGCTGAGGCTTATCGTCTCATTCGCTGACACATCACAAGGCCACCACGGTGGTATCTATCAGGCCGGCGGGTGGGTCTACGTCGGGGCTTCTTTTGACCGCGTTTATCGCATCCTGGGTACAGTGAGCCACGCAAGGTCGACCCATCACCGCTACGGAACCGCGTCTCTTGCGTGGCTCCGCCAAAACGTCGACCCAAGGGCTGAGTGCATCATCACTGAGCCCAAGCACAAATACTTGATGCCTCTCACCCCTGAGACGAGGGCACGCATTCAGCCCTTGTCCCTCCCATACCCAAAGCGCGCCGAAAGCAAAGCAGGCGTTGCGCTCGTCGACCAGACGAGAGAGGGCGGTTCAACTCCGACCTCGGCGCTCCATCCTTCCGACTCTGACTAGTCACGCTCGATGGCCAGGTGCTCAGCAAGTCGTGGCGAAGCACATGGCCAAGGATAGGTAGCGCGCAACCGCTCCAACCCCTCGCCGTGCTACTTTGCCGGCATAGTGCCCGGTCGAAACCCGCCCTGCATAACGCGCCGCCCCTCCCGGAGGCCATAAATGCCCACCCCTGATATCAATGGGCGCGTCTATTGGCGCGCGCTCTCCTACGCCACGCGCGCCTGCCCCACGAGCGACGCCTCGCAGAGGCTGCAACACCTCGTCTTCCACGGCCCCCGGATTATCTCGAGCGACGGCGAGCGCTGGCACCTCGGCATGCTGCCTGCCGAAGCCGCGCTCGCCCCCGTCGCCGTCTCGCGCTCCTCGGTGACGGAGCTCATCCTCACGCTCCAGTACGCTTACAAAATGGCCAAGCGTCGGTGCGGCGATTTCTTCGTCCGCCAGGACGGGCCGCGCGTGGAGGTGCACTACGGCAACACGGTGCCGCTTATCCACGAGCTACAGCAAGTCCATATGGGCGGCCTCCCCGATATCTGGGAGGAGCCGGTGCGCGCCGACGCGCCCATCCTCGACGGGCCGCCGCGTGTCTCCTGCGAGGCCATGCGCGATGCGGTGTCCTGGTATCGCGCATGGGACCATGACCACGGGGACCTCACGTGGCGAGGGCAAGGCCCCGACCGGCCGGTGCGCCTCGACCTGCACGTCGAGCAGGAGCACGTGGCCTCGGCCATCCTCCTGCCGATGGGCCGCCCTGCGGCGCAGCTCCCGCTGGATGAGCCCCTCTTCAATGGCGGGCGGGCAGTGGGCCAAAGCATCCTGCACCTCGAGATTGACACGCCAGCGGCGCCGCCTGAGGTGCTGGCGACCGTCGAGGCGAAGGCGCGGCGCGAGGCGAGGGCAGCGAAGAAGAAGGCGAAGGCCCCGGCCGAGGTCGCCTCGTGAAGCGAGCGGCAGCTCGCGCACCTCGCATCAAGCCGCCGCCCACGCAGACCACCGAGCCCGCCGCCGTCTGGGTGCCCATCGACAACCTCATCCCCTGGCCGAAGAACCCTCGCCGTAATGATGCTGCCGTTGACGTGGTGGCGGCGAGCATCAAGCGATTCGGCTTCGGCGCCCCGCTCATCGTGCGCACGGCGAATCGGATGGTCATCGCCGGCCATACCCGACTGAAGGCCGCGCACAAGCTCGGGCTCACCGAGGTCCCCGTTCGCTTCCTCGACATCGCCGAGACCGAGGCGGAGGCGATGGCCATTGCCGACAATAAGACCGGCGAGCTTGCCACCTGGGATGACACCGCCCTCGGAGAGATTCTCTCGACGACGCCCAACCTCGAAGGCCTCGGCTTCAGCCAGAGCGACCTCGACGACCTCTTGAGCGGCCTGAGCTCCAATGACCCACCGGGGCCTGCGGAAGGGCAGCTCATCGCGCCCTTCCCCTACTTTGGCGGAAAGCGCGACGTGGCCGTCGAGGTGTGGCGGCGCTTCGGGTTGGTGCGCCAGTACGTCGAGCCCTTCTGCGGGTCTGCCGCGGTACTCCTCGCCGCGCCACAGCCGGCGGCGCTCGAGGTGGCCGGGGATGCCAATGGCTTCCTCGCCAACTTTTGGCGCGCGGTCGTCATGCAGCATCTCGAGGTCTGCCGCTGGGTCGATTACCCGGTCTCGCACGTCGACCTCGGGGCGCGTCATGGATGGCTCATGGCGCAGCGCGAGCGCATCGCGGCAGAGATGCAGGACCCCATGTGGCCAGGCGATGCGCAGGTCGCCGGCTGGTGGCTTTGGGGGCAATGCGCGTGGATCGGGAGCGGGTGGTGCGAGTGGGGACGCGAGACGCCGATGCCACCGCCGCCCGGCGCCACCGGCGTCGACGACGCCGGTGGAACGATTCCGCTCATCGGCAATGCGGGACGAGGAGTGCAGGCCGGAGGGCAGGTGCCGCACGTGGGCAACGCGGGGGTGGGAGTTCAGGCTCTCGGGCAGATACCGCAGATGGATGCCGGGCGTGGCGTGCTCGCCACGCCCGGCGAGGCCGCCGGCACGGGCGTCGGCCCTCCCTGGACCAGCGCCGGCCGCACGGCGCTCGAGTGGCTCGGGCGCATCGCTGCGCGCATGGAGCGCGTTCGCATCGTTCACGGAACGTGGGACCGCTGTCTCAATCACCACTTCGGCGGGGATGACACGGCGGTTTTTTTTGACCCGCCTTATCTGGGATACGAGGAGCCCTACAGGACGGCGCCGGTCGCCGCCGATGTCGCCGCGTGGTGTCGCGAGAACGCTCGTCTACGCATCGCACTCTGCGGGCACATCGGCGACTACGAACTGCCAGGATGGACCGTCTATGAGTGGTCGCGCCGCCGGCTGACCTACTCGGGTGGCGGGACGCGCCATCGTGAGGCCATCTGGTTCTCCCCGGCCTGCCTCAATCCGGGTGACCCCGGAGACCCGCCCGAAGACCCCGCCACGCCCCTGATTTAGCTCGCCGTTTTCCGCCCTCCTTCCGGGCGCCTCCCACGTCCTGTCACTTTGTGCTTTGATTCAATGCGTAGTTCACGTATTGTTTCTTGGTACCGACGAAGGAGAGAGACGATGACGACCCGCATCCTGAACATCCCGACCCGCGAAACCTGCACGCTCGCCAGCCTGACCGCCGACCCTTGCGACTGGGCCTACGATGGCGGCGCTCCGATTGTGAGCTTCGTCTGCGGCGGGGCCTCGATGTTTCTCTACTTCGAGGCGCGGACGGCGTGCCTGTACACCGAGGCCACTGCCGAGGACGAGATGGGCAACGCGACGCCCACTGAGGTCTCGCGCTTTCGCGCAGGCGGGGCCGACGCGACGGATGACGCCCTCTTCGCCGCGAGCGTCGCCTGCTTCGCCCTGGCTGGCATCGGCCTCACGACGGGAGACCTCGCCGCCCTGCGCCGCGCCATCGCGCATATCGGCCCGGAGGTGCGCTCGTGAGCGCCCTTTACGCCCGCGTTCAGGGCCGCATCTTCGCCCTTATCGAGGCGCGCGGCATCGCTACGCTACTCGACCTCTTCGACGCCACGGCCGAGGCGCAGGCGCTGGCCGAGCTGAGCGCCGAGGAGCGCGAGGCGTACAGGGCCGAGGCCGCCCGTCGCTCGGCTGAGGATGATGCGCAGGTCGATGCGGCAGACGGCGCCTGCGTCGGGGGTGCCAAGTGAGCCGCCGCAAGATGGCCGCTGAGGCCCCGCTTACCGAGGCCCAGCTAGAGATGTCCGACGCGGCGCCTTGGGTCCGGGTAACCGCGCCCCTTGCCGAGCGCATCCGCGATATCGCCGAGGCCGTCTGGCTGCGCAGGCTCAACCCTCGCGCAGTCCACGTAATCGGCAACTCGGGCTCCTCCTCCTCGCGCCGCGTGCACAAGTGCAACGCCTGCGGGGCCGTGGTCGCGACGAGCGCGCAGGCTTACCGCCCAACGGTGGCGGCCCTCGATGCTGAGGCCGCGCACCTCCTCTCGCACGAGGGCGAGGTCGCCCCCTATCTCGCGGTCGCTGCGATGCTCGAGGCGGTGCGCCCGGCCTCGCTATCGAGCGGCACTGCGCACGACGTTGCGCGCTGGTACTGGAAAACGCTGCGCTCGGCGCCTGCGCCTATCCGCGAGCTGGCGCAGCAGGCGCTCGCAGAGCAGGAGGCCGCCTCTGTGCTCGGCGACTGGCTCCTTGAGCACGGGGGTGGCCAATGAGCTTCTCGACGATGGTGGGCCTCGCCCTGCGCGAGCGCGGCCTCCCGGTCGATCCGTGCGGGCTCAACGCCGACTGGTCTTGCCGAGCATGGTGCCTCGCTCCGGGGGTGTACCTCCTCGATGAGGAGCGCGGCAGGCTGCGCGACGGCATCCCGCTCTTCTCGGTGGTGCGGCGGGTCGACGATGAGCACAGGGGCGAGGCCGAAATCACGCCCATCACCGACGACGATATCGAGCACACGCTTGAGGAGGCGCTCTTCGCCTATGCCGAATCGTCCGAGAACTGCGCGCCGCGATCCGCAGTCCATGCCGAGGTCGCGGCCGATGCTGAGGCCGCGTTCTGGGAGGTAGTCAAGGCCGCCTACCCGGAGGCCGAGACCGGCGATTTTCTCCCCGAGGATGCCGTCGATTTTGCGCGCGCCACTCGCCGGGCCGTGCGCGCCTGGGTGCTCGCCAACGGCAAGGCCGGTGCGCGATGAGCGGCGTCCATCTCTACGTCTTCGAGGTCGACGGCGCCTGGCATTGGTGCACCGGCGCCCTGCGCGAGACCGTCGAGCACGGGTGCATCACCCATATCTACGACGCACGCGGCAAGGCCCACGGGAGCGCCGCCAAGGCCACGGAGGCAGCTATCGCCTACGCCCGCAGGCACGGCCTCGCTATCGAGGTCCTGAGCGGCGAGGCGGCCTGCGAGGCGACAGCCAAGCGCCTCGGGGAGAGCGTGCTGCGCTGCCGCGTTTTTCCGCCTTGCCGAGTCCTGCGCAGGGATGGGTCCCTCCGATGAGCCCTCACTTGCGGCGGCGAAGAAAGGGAAGTGACCGAATCATGAGCACCTACGTGCGCACGACAGACGGAAAGTACCTCGTCCAGGTGTCCGACGCCAACGCGTGGGGGTTTGTCCTCGCTGACGACGATCAGTCCTGGCCCGGCGGATTCGGCGTGGCTGCGAGCTGGGAGGCCGTGCCATCGAACTGCGTGCCGGCCGACGTAAGAGAACGACTCGAGTATCTGCTCGAGGACCCGCGCCTTTCAGCTACCGCAACCACCACCACCGAGGAGAGAGACATGACCATGACCGCAAACACCGCCCCGACGTCCACGCCCGCGCAGGACCCCGAAACCCTCGGCTACCACGACGGTGTAACCCATATCGAAGCCCTCGCCGGCCTCGCCCTGACCCCGGCTGATGTCGCTCGGCTGCGTCAGAAAATCCAGGGCTACGTCGACCGCGGCGGCAAGCCTCCCGGCGAGGCGTGGAGCGATGGTTTGGTCAACGCGCTCGGCCGCAGCGAACTGCTGACCAATCTGGTCGGCTGCGCGGATACGGAGGAGGCGTGGGAGTCGCAGGGGGTGCCCTGGCTCGCCGCCTATGACGTCGCCGCCAATGGCGCGGCGCTCGCTGCGGCGCACGAGTGGCTCCTCTCCTTCGAGGCCCGCTCGTGAGCCTCGGCGGAGAGGTGAGCGTCGAGATCGTGCGCCTGCTGAGAGCCGGGGCCTTCGCGCTCCAGGACCATCGCAGCGCCGAGGCGCGGCGCGATGCGACGGCGGCGGCGGAGCTGGCCGATGCCATCGAGGCCGTGCAGGATCAGCCGGAGAACCCAGGCGCAGGGCTGAGCGGCGCCGTCGTCCTCGTGCTGTCGAGGGGGCAGGTGGCCGAGCTGCGGCAGGTGGCCGCAGGTAGCCTCGCGCGCCAGCTCGACGGCGCAATGCCGGCAGACTTCATCCTCGGCGCCATCCGCTCGGGCTCCCGTAGCGGCGAGGCGCAGGAGGATGCCGACGCTGTATGCGCGTCCATCGAGGCATGGTCGGTGGCCAAGTGACGACGAAGACGCTGCCCGTCCGCGCCTGGATTGCGCCGAGTCCGACCGTCGATAACGTGGCGGCCCTGCTGCGCGCAGACGGCGTGCCGTTCCCGTCGGTACAATCCTCTCGCGCTACTAGGCTCGCCGAGGCATGGGTCGCCTGGCGCCTCCTGCACGGCGACGCGGAGGCGCTATTAAGCTCCCCCCGTATCTACAGCCTCGGCGATTCTGCGGGCTTTGCCCTCCTCGGCCCTCCGTACTGGAGTCCCATCCCGACCGCGCGCGGCGGAGAGCCGGCGGCGGCGGAGGCGGCTCGCCGCTTGGAGCAGGCTCGCTGCTTCCTCGGGGGTGACCGCATCCCCGAGGAACTATGGCGCCAGTGGCTCGAGAGGGGCGAGGAGACCACCGCTCGCGTCATTTTTGACCGGCTCGAGGAGTGCGGGTGGACGCTCGTTCAGACGGCCTGATGCTGTGCCCCGACTGCCACGGCGTCGGAGTGCTGACCACCACGCACGCCTACGCGAGCGATCGCGACCGCTACCACCCTGCGGAGGAGGAGGGCGAGTGCCCCGCCTGCGAGGGGAGGGGTCGCGTCGACGCTGCAACCTATTACCTGGAGGAGAGAGACCATGACCATGGCGAAGACTGATAAGCGCGGCGGCGCGCGCGAGGGGGCCGGGCGCAAGCCCCGCGCCGATTGGATGCAAGTCGGCCGCGTCTATTCCCGGAGTTGGGAACGCGCGACGTACCGCGCAGAGGTGGTGCTCGAGGCCGGCTCTCCCGTCCTGCGAGTGCAGCGCGCAGGCGCTCGCGGCGGCGACGTGGCGACCCATCTCGGGGACTACTCCTCGCTCACGGCCGCAGCGCAAGCGGTGACAGGCTCGACGCATGGGCCGCTCTTTTGGCGAGTGGATGACCCGACGGCGGTTTCGCTCGACGTCTGGCAGCGAGGCGCCAGGGCTGCGGCGGCGGCCCTCTGCGCGGCTGTCGGGATGGCGGTGCCCGGAGATACCCGAGGCGTGGGCCGGCTGCTGAGGCGCGCTGCCAGGGCCCTTTGCGTGGCCCTCGCGCTCCTCGGTGCAGTGGCGCAGGCCGACGAGGTGGAGCCGCAGCCTCCGCCCTCGCCGGCCTTGATGGTGCCCGAGGAGTACCAGGCGCCGCGCCGCGCGACCGAGGAGCAGGTCATGGCGGCGTACAGGGCCGCCGCGCGCAAGGGGCTGAGCGCTGAGGAGGTGGCCGAGCTGGACGCATCCGAGGCGCTCGAGCACGACAAGCTCGCGCTACGCACGGCCTGGAGCGGCTACCTGTGCGGATGGCAGCGAGAGCTCGCGGCGGATATGGAGGGGCTGCGACGCGAGCGTGAGGCGTCCTCGCTTGGGGGCGTGGTCGACCTGACGGCGGTCCACGACTGGCAGGAGAGGGCGATGGAGGCGCGCACGAACGTGCGCGAGGCGAAGAGGATGCTCGCGAAGGTCGGCGTCCTGGCGTGCAAGAAGGGCGGGCTGGTCGAGCGCATCTCGTGGTGCGTCGTCGAGAGTAGCGGGGACGAGTGCGTGGCAGGGGTGCGGCGCTACACGCGGCTGGTGGGGCGATGAGGGCGCTTACAAGGGCGGCGGATGAGGCGGTGCGAGTGCTCAAGATGGAAGCGCGTAATTACGTCGACCACGAAGACGGCAAGGAGCGCCCGCAGCCTCGCGCCCGGCGACTGCTCGAGGTGGCGGCGAAGCTGGAGCGAGCCCTTGCGAGGGCGGTTATCGCATCGGCGGTGCGGCGATGACGCGATACGAGTACGTACCTTGCGCCGAGAGCGATATTCCGGCGGGTGTCCGTTTCACCGTGCCTCGCCACCTGCAAGGCCAAACGGTCGAGAGGGCCTATGGCCACACCGGGCGCGAGGATGGCGGTCCCGGAGACCCGTGGATGCGTTTCACGGATGAAACGAGACGGGTGCAATACTTCGTGCGCCGCGACTACGCATGCGCGACGGGTGTCGTCCTATGACGCCGGCGTCTCCGCTCGGCTACGTCTGCGGGGTCTGCGGGAGGCGAGGGGTCAAGCTTTGGCGCGAGTTGATGGAGCGTGTAGCCGGCCGTGTCGCCCTGCGCTGCCGGTCGTGCGCCGAGGAGCGCTACTTCGAGGGCCGCGCTGACATCGCCGAGGAGGCTATCGGCGAGCTGCTGCCGGCCATCCCGGTCTCGCCGATGCCAGACGGTGGCTATTGGGCGCCGGCCGTCGCGCCGGCCGAGGGGCTGGCGTGGTGGCGCGGCCTGCCCGATGAGGTGGCGCCAGGCATCATCATCACCGGCGCTACTGAGGTCAGGCGGCGGCCGGTCTTCGCGCGCGCGTACGCCTTCGCCGTCATCGACCGGGAGGGGTGCGTGCGCAGGACTCGCGTCTCGAGCGCGCCTATCGACGAGCAGAGGCGCGAGGCGACGGAGTACGTGGTGCAGATGGGGGAGCGGATTGGGGACACGTTCGCGGATGCGGCGCGCTTGCTGCGGGAGGAGTTGCGAGAGGCCGGGGCGGCTTGGTTCGATGAGAAGTTGGAGCAGTAGCGTGGCGACGAGGCCGACGTTTACCCTGCATTGCGACGTGAAGCGCCGGGGCCACTGCCTCGGCAATCTGGGAGCCTATGACTCGCGGCGGGCCTTGCGCTGCGCAGCCCGTAGCCAGGGATGGACACGGCCCTTTGTCGGCGGCAAGCAATGCGATAGCTGCCCCGCTTGCGCCGCCGTGCTCGAGGTGGCGCTCTCGGCCGAGCGGGCGGCCTTCCTCGAGCGCGCGAGCGACCCGACGGCGAACATCACGAAGCTCTGCCGCGAGATGCACATCAGCCGCATGACGGCTTATCGCTGGCTCGCTCAGGCTCGGCCCGCCCTCCCGTAGCGCGCTCCTGTCACGTGGCGCAGGCCATGCTCCACTTGCTTGAGCGTCACCCCTAGCGCCTCGCAGTCTCGCCGGCTGGCGAGGACGTCCCTCCCGCACGAGCACCGTATCAGCACCCCGTCGCTATCCCAGGTCTGGAGCAGCACCGTATGGCGCTGGTCGTCATGGGCTGGAGCGAAGAGGAGCAGCACGTCGCGCGCGGTCTCGATGCGTGGCGGGGTGGGTACCATCATCATCCCTTGACTCTCTCATGGAGGCGACGAAGCCGCGCGAGGTCGGCGCGCGCCTCGAGCGCGCTGGCGTCGGCGCGGCGGCAGGCTGAGCGGATGGCCTCGGTGGCTTGCTCGGCCGTGAGGTCCCCGCTTACGGCACGCCTCGTGATACCGGCGACCTCGCAGAGGACGAGCGAGGCAAGGCCCGCATAGCCTCGCCACTCGTGCGTCGTTGGCGCTGCGTCGATGACGTCCGGCATGGAGCGCTCGAGCGCCCCGAGGACATGCACGGCGAGCGCGCTCCAGAAGGTCATGACCCACCGCTCCCCTCGGCGGCCGTCGAGATAGTGCGCGAAGCCCGCGTCGGGGTGGCGCTGGCGCTGCGAGCGCTCGGCCTCGAGAATCACCGCCATGGTAAACGTTGCCCTCGCCTGGCGCAGGGTGCCGGCCTCGCGGTGGAGGTGGCAGGCGGAGGCGAGGAGGAGCAGGAGCAGGAGAGCGATTCGGGTCATGGGAGGTAGCCTTTCAATCGAAGCCAGGCGTCGGCCATGCGCCGGCCGATGGCCTCGGCGCTGGCGTGGTCGACGTGCATGTCGCCCCTGTACGAGACCGCCCCGGCGGCCGAGACCACCGCCGAGGCCACGCGGAACTCGGGGAGCTGCGCGAGCTGCGCGTTGAACGCCGTCCCGTAGGCCGGCTCTGCGCTGGTGGCGTGCATGATTTCGACCCAGACCATGGGCATGCACGGGGCGGCGAAATCTTCGCGGAGCTCGTCCACGCGCAGCAGGATTTTTGACAAGGCGTCCGGGTCCGTGCGATTGCCATCGCCGAGCCATCGGATGACGCCATCGATACGCACGCCGCCTGCGCGGCCTCGCTCCTCAATCCAGATTTTGTTGGTCGAGGAGGACGTCCCTCGCGCCCACTGCTCGAGCTTGGTCGAGCTGACCGCGTTGACGAAGACGCCTACGGTCTTGCAGCCGTCCGCGCTGGCGCAGGTGACCTCGCGGATGCGCTTTGCGAGGCCTGCGGCGGGGCCGTATCCCGGCGAGACGGGCTGCGTGCTGTACCGGTTGCTCGGCTCGCCGAAGGGCTCCCAGGCGTGCTGGGCGGCCACTCCGGCGGCGACGCGGTACCCGAGGAGGGAGGCCCCCTCGATGGCCTGACCGTCCTCCCATCGCAGGACGTTCTGGCCCTCGGCATTGCTCTGGCCGTCGAGCTGGAGCTGGATATCGGCGACGTCGCGCGGCTGCGGATGCTGCGCGTACCAGGCGGCCGAGGAGGACGCAGAGGGGACGAAGGTGTTGACGCCGGATGCGGCCCCCTCACAGGCCGCCGAGGCGGCATCGGATGGGGGAGGCGCGATGGGCGCGGCATCCTCGAGAGCGGGCGTGCTCGCATCGAAGCCGCACGTCGCGCAATCGCACTCGCAGGAGGCGCGCGCGACGCGAAAGCTAACCGGCGGCGAGCAGCCCCCTTGGAGGACGATGAGCCAGAAGACGCCGAGGACGGCGAGCATCGACAGCACGAGCGTGAGGATGCGCGCGGCCCAGGTTTGCTGGGTGATGGCCACGGCGACGGAGACGCCGACGAAGAGCGCGCCGAGCATCTTGTCATCGGGGCTGAGCTGCACCATGGGGCGCTCCTTAGCGGGTGATGGCGCTGGCGACGAGGCTGAGCACGCCGATGGCAAAGACCACGAGCAGCTTCCACCAGTGGGCCCACGGATTCGCCTGGGGCTCCTCGAGCGGCGCAGGCGCTGCTACTGCCGCGGGTGGACCCGTTCCCGGGTCGCTGCGGCGCCTGACCGAGAGGTCAAGCGTGGGCTCATCGCGCAAGCGCATGCGGATGGCCGAGGCCACCCCGACCAGGTAGGAGCGGCTGTCGTGGGTATGGGCGGCGGTCTCGATGGCAGCGTCTGCCGCGGCGCGCAGCTCCCGCCGAGTGGCATAGCCTATCTCGGCCGGGAGCTGGTCCACGCGCTCGCGTAGCTCGCGGAGGGAGACCGCCTGGGAGTCGAGCCGCTCGCTGATACCGGCGAGCTTGCCGACGACCGAGGCAATCTCCTCCTCGGTCACTTGCCGGTGGCCTCGGCCGCTTTCGCGGCGAAGGCCCGAGCTATCCGGTCGCGCTCTTCCGCCTCGCGCCGCGCCTCCTCGTCTCGCTCGAGGTGGGCCCGCTCGGCGGCCGCCTGCTCGGCTTTGCGTTTGGCCTTGCGCTCGAGCACGGGCCGGGCAGCATCGCAGTCGAGCCTATCGAGCGCCTCCGCCTCGCTGCCGCCCTGCGTGTCCTTGATGACGCGCGCGTCGCTGCGCAGGATGGCGGCGGCCGTGGCGGCCTCGATGAGGGCGCGCTCCTTGTCCGTCAGCTCGTCCTCCTCGACCTCGTAAGCGGGGCAATCCTGATAGACGCCGCCCTCCACTACGCGCCGGCAGGAGACGTACAGCTTGCCGTCGAAAATGTGCACTTCATGTCGTTCTGTTTTGATGTCGGCCATGGTTGGCTCCCCGCCCCTTAGGTCTGATTCATGGCTCGGCCCGTCTCAATCCAGGTCGTGCCGTTGTAGTAAAACGAGATGGACGAAATGATGTTGACGCCCGTCGTCGGCGTGAAGGCGCCGCCGGTGAGCTTGGCGCCTGACCAGGAGGCAATCGTGTACGTGCCCACGGTGCCGTCCTGCGCGAAAGAGAGCGTGCAGCGCTGGCCGCTGGTTCCCGCGCTCATCGTCACGCTCGTGACGTTGGCGCTCATCGTGTACGACTTGAGCTCTCCGGCGACGAGCGTGTCCGCAGTGACGGCGCCGCTTGCCGAGGTAACGAGCACCGTCGAGATGAGCTGCGTCGCGTAGCACTGCTTCCAGCGCTTCGCCGCCGCGCCCAGGGTCTGGCCCGTGGTGTTGTCGTTATTGGGGAGCCAGCCTCCCGCGAGAAACGAGAAGTCCGTGGAGCCGCAGGCGATGCGGCCCGTGCCGCCGATTTGCTTGAGGCCCGTCGAGCCGGCGCAGTAAATCATACCGTCCTGGCCGACCTCGAACTTCGGGACGTTGTTGTTGCGGAAGCTGGTGAGGAGCGTGGTGCCGGTCAGCGCTTGCAGCGTATCGACCACGACGCCGACGTTCGTCCCCGAGTTGGGCACGTTGGACTTCAGAGTGTGCGTGGTGTCCTGCGTGAATTGCCAGAGGTTCCAGACGCCCGCGCCGGCTCCATTGGTCTGCCCGGCGAAGAGCGTCGATTGCAGCGCGGCCGCGTCGCCCTTGAGCGCGAGGGGCCCGCCCGTCGTCGACATCTGGGGGAGGTGGTCCGCTGACCTGGCGGCGTTCTGATAGCCGAGGAGCAACGCGGTCCTCGAGCTGGCCCCGTCGTTGCGCTTGCGGCCCGTCTCGTGCCACTTGCTATCGACCACCGACCAGCCGAGCTCGAGGATATCGATGGCGCCTGGCGTCGTCGACGGCGAGAACGTCCCGCCTTGCAGCTTGACATTGCTCGGGGTGCCGGCGATGGAGCGCCCGCCCACGCCGTCCTGCGCCCAGGCGATGCGCACCTGCTGGCCGGCGACGCCGCTGGTGATGCTCCAGCTCGTCGCGTTCGCATTGAGCAAGATGTAAATCGAGTCGCCGAGGGTCGTATCGAAGCTGGGCGTGGCGCTCGAGGGGGCCGTCTGCTCGACGCCGCCGCGGGTGCGAAACCATCCCTCCCGCCATATCTTCGTCGAGCTGCCGACCAGGGCGCCGCTGGCCACGCTGGTCTCAGGGAGCACCGCGATGCCGGCCTGCACTTGCAGGGTGGCCGCCAGGAGTTCGACGTACGAGGTGGCCGCGCCGCTCGTCGAGCTGTAACCCTGAATCCTGGGGCCGCTCGAGGAGGGTCGCACGCCGAATGCCTTGACCCCGACGTCGCGCCACTCGGCGATGTTCTCGACGCCCGCATAGGCGTTCGCCGTGTCGTAAAGGAAGGCGGGCTGCGCGCCGGTGGTGGCCTCCGAGTAAAACTTGGGCGCGCTCGTCATCATCGTCCATCGGGCTGCCGCCGTCGACGCATCGCGCGAGCGCCACTGCTCCGTGTAGTTGCCCGAGTTGTAGCGCCGGAAGAACACCAGCTCATGAGACGTCGGGTTGCCCGAGACGGGCCGCGCGTCGAGGAGCCAGCGATGGTCCCGCGCAGCCGAGGCGCCGGTGTCCCAGGCCGACGAGCGCAGCTCGAGGCCAGGGCTGTACTGCGCCGGGACGCCTGCGGTGGCCGCTACAGGGTTGTCGAAGAGCAGGGCATAGCGCGTGGCGGTCGACCCCTCCGGATTCGCCGTGAGGCCGGTGGAGCGCGAGACGGTGTTGCTTCCATCGTTGGCGATGGAGAGAAAGATATTGGCGAAGGCGTTACTGCCGACCTTGAAGAGGACGGGCCCGATGGTGCTGGCCGCGTCCTGGATGCCGACGAGGGACCCCGTGGCATTGAGCGTGATGATCGAATCCGAGGGCCCGCCGCCCGCGTTGTATGCGCCCGAGAGCGTGTTCGCCGAGCCGCCGGCCAACGTGTAGTTGCTCCCGTTGTACGTGTATTTCGGGTTGCCCGCCGAGTCGATCCAGAAGCCTGATTCCTGCGCGCCGAAGGGGCTCGTGGTCTGCGTCCGCACCCGGAGGCGAGTGCCGCCCTTGAGGTCTCCGCTCATGAGCATGAGCAGCTCGCTCATGCGCGTTACCTGGAGGCCGCCGAAGTAATACTGCGACGGCGGCTCCCGCCGGTCGAGGCGCGGAGTGCCGAGCGTTAGCGTGGTCTCGGCGAAGCCTGGGGCGCCGCCGGTCGAGAGCCCGAAGTTGAGTGTGGCGAGCCAGTCAGTAGCGCCCATTTCGGAGCCTCCTCAGAGGTGGTAAACGAGCGCGCTAAAGGGCGCATCGGCAGCGGCACCGGCGGCGTCGTGGATTCGAATCGTAATCTCGTCCGTATCGAAGACGATGGGGTTGGCGGTTCGCACTGCGCTGAAATAGGCGGGCGTGACTATGACCGCGAGCGCGCCAGCGAACGACGCCGGGGTGACCAGATTGAAGGTCAAAATCCCGGTGGCGTTCTTCGTCCATGCCGCCACGTTGAGCGCCCTGGAAAGGACGTAGACCCCGCCTGTGAAATCGAGCAGGAGCGCTCCGAAGAGGGGGGACTCGATTCCGCCGACGCCTCGAACCCCTGCCGGCGTAGGGACCACGCTGGAAAACACGGCCTGGGTGAGCGCGAGCTGCTGCGTACTCACCATCCCGGGCGCCACCGTGATGGCCTGGCCGCCGATGCCGTCCACCTCCAGGCTTTTGAACGTGCCGTTTCCGGTGCCGGCCTGGGAGGCGTACAGGCCGTTGATGGTGTCCTGAACGTTCTGGAACCAGGTCGCCGGGGCGACGGTCCCATTGACCCAGGCTGCGGGGCTGGTGATGAGGCCGACGGCCATGGAGCTACCTCGCTCGGTGGATGGTGCGATTGTCCTCGGCCAGCTTGTCGCCCGGCTCGAAGCAGTAGCGCGCGCGCAGCTCAGCGACGAAGAGTTGGAGGCATTCCGTCGTCTGCACGACCACGCGAGTCAGCCGCGCCAGCCGCGCGGCGTCGCGGTCCGATAGCTCGTCAGCAGGCATCTTGCTTGGGCTTGCGCACGATGCGGCGGTCCTCGGTGAGGGAGTCGGGGCCGAGCTTGAAGCGATATTTCGCCTCCATCTCGCGGCCCATTTCCTCCATCGCTGCTTGCGCTCGCGCGCAGGTCTCCTGCTGCTTTTCGTACTCGCGCCGCGCGAGCTCTCGCCTGAGCGTCGCGTTCTCGATGGTGACCCCTTGCAGCATCATGCGCAGGTGGTCCTCCTCGCTGATGCGCTCGGGGAGCGGCTCCTCCTCGCCTGCGTCGCTGCCGCCCTTGAGCAACTCGAGGTCGGGTTTTGCTGCGGTGTCTTCCGTGGGTCCCATGTCCATCCTCGCCGTCATGCTGGGAGGCTCCCAATCTGGAAAGCCTCGAGGTTGGTGAAGTATCCGTCCATCGTCTCGCCGCCGTCGTAGCGCCCCCCCAGCGTGAGGGAGTCGAGGCCCGCATCGGTGGCCACCCATCCCACGGGGGACGTCGCCTGCGCGTTGCCATCGCCGGCCCCGAGCATGAGGGACTCCGCATCCCAGAAGAGCCGCACGAGGATGGCCGTATCGCGCACCCACTGCACCCGGCCGCCGCCTGCGCCGGCTGAGAGCGTGAGCGAGCAGGAGCGGGTAAGGCCCGCCGCATCGCGCTGGCTCGCCGTGAGGATGCCGCCGGAGACGCGCAGCGTGAGCCGGTTGGTGATGACGACGCCCGCGACGCAGAGGTCCAGCAGCGTCGCCGTCGGCTGGTCCTTCGAGAAGACCGGCACCACCGTGAAGCTGAGCGCGCCGCGCTGGAGGCTGATGAGGGGCCGCAGCGTATTGGCGTCGAGGACCGAGCCCGCGGCGCGGTAGACGTTGCCGTAGAGGCGCCCGCTCGTGGCCGTCGTCAGGGTCTCCGACACGAAGACCGGCGGTCGCATGGCACTCGGCGCTTTGCTCGAGGTGGGGTAGCAGTACGCGCAGGCCGCGGCGAAGGGCGCAGCCGCCGCGAAGCGCAAGCCGAGCGGGTTGCTGGCAGCGCCCGCCGCGACATTGCGCAGCGCATAGCGGCGCCACTCTGGCGTGACGGTGAAGCGCTGCGTGTAGCCTTGCAGCACGCCGCCGATGGAAACTTCGTTGAGGATGGCTGCGCCGGAGCGCAAGGACACGTCGACGTCGAGGGTGCCGCTCGCGCACTGGAGCCAGACGCCGCAGGCGTAGCGCCCCCCCGAGGGGTCGCTGACAATATCGGTCTGCTCGAGGTAGCCGCTCGCGCCGGTCGGCGTGACGAGCGTGGCGTTGGCCGGCGTCGCGTACGGCCCCGGCGTGGTCGAGGCGGTGGCCGTGCCGAGGGTCCAGCCCGTCGTGGTGGCGAGGCGCGAGTTGAGGAGCAGGTTGAGCCAGCCCGAGAACGTCCGCAGCGCCGGCCCGCTGAGCGCCGGATGATAGGCGTTCTGCGTGGCGGTGTCGCTCAGGTACAGCTCGGCCTCTGCCGCATCGTACGGGACCACTTGCTTGCCGGTGCCGGCGAAGTAGCTCTCGCTCTCCACCACGCGGCCGTAGGGCACCCAGAGCGTGCGCTCCCCGGCGGCGAGCTGCTCCTCCTCATACGAGTAGCACTGGTAAAACGCGCAGCGATAAATCACGTACGAGAGCTGCGTGGTTCCCGTCTCATCCGAGCGCATGCGCAGGCGCAGGACGAGCGAGGAGGAGGGCGGGAGGTCATCGACACCCCCGGCGGGATTGACCCCAAGGTCGATGGCGTAGCGTGTCCGGGAGGCCGAGCCGGGCGCCGTATTCCAGGTCTCGCCGGGCACCCACGTTGCGGTCGAGGCGTCGTAGAAGGCCGCGCCCAGCACGTCGTAAATCTGCACCTCGAGCACGTTGACCACCTGGTCGTTGCGGTACTGGTAGTCCAGCTCGAAGCGCCAGGGCAGGCGGTAGTCGAGGCCGGTCACCGCCTGCGAGAGCTGCCGGTAACCGCCCATCGCTACGCCCGAGAGATTGATGACGGCGGCGTAGTCCGAGAACTCGCGGTTGATTTCGGGTGCCAGCACCGTCGACCCGTAGCTGCCGCCCGAGCCGGAGACCGTCCACGAGTCCGCGACGCCCGCCGTCCACGACGAGAAGTGCTCATTCGATACGAGGGAGATGCGCGAGCCGACCGGCATCACGACCTCCCCGGCGGCCGAGTAGCCGGCGCGGAATTGGGCGTAGCCGATGCCGAGCACCGAGGCCTTGGAGTACAGCGGCTCGAGGGTGCGGCGCATGACGTCGAGTATCCAGGGCCGCCCCAAGGGCTCGAGCACGAGATACAGCGGGAGGGCCGAGCCGGTGGTCGGCGCCACGGGCGAGAGCGTGAGGTGCGTCGGGTCCGTGTAGCCGAGGACCGCGTAGGCCGTGCCGTTGAAGAGGAGCCGGCTCCCGACCATCCCAGCATGAAAGGCCGTCGCCGTGCCGGTGAGGATGCCGGAGGCCGCGACCATCGCGCCCGACCCTGCGAGCGGCAGCACGCGCGCGCACCACGAACCATGCCCCGGCGAAGGAGAGCCGTCGGGGATGACGATGGAGAAGTTGTCCGGGGGCTGTGTCCACGAAAGTACCGGCCCGTCGGTGAGTATCGAGGCGATGCGCAGGAGCTCGCGCCGGTTGCCCTTGCGCAGGAGGGCCGCGCCGAACTCGGCGGCGAGCGCCTGGCGCGTCTCGAGAGTCACGTTGCCATCGACCGGCCAGGGGACGCCGGCCAGAAAGAGCAGCATGTCGAGCAGGGTGTCTTGCGAGGGCGCCAGGAGCGGCGCCTCGAGCGGCGTCGCCAGGTAATCGGACGCCTCGCCAGGCGGCGTGGCGGTCGGCGTGAGCGCGGCCACGCGCGCCTCGGCCGCGCAGAAGAGTCCGTCCCAGATGTCCCATTGCGCGCCGAGAGCGTTCAGCAGCTCCTCGACCCATGGCTCCTGGTCGCGGTATCCCCGGTAGGGCACGAGGTCCACGGTCGAGGCGCGGCCCCCGTAGCTGGCGCCCCCCTCGCCGTATCCGCCGATAGCCATCAGCTCACCACGAGGCTGGTCACGAGGACGCCCGCCGGCTCGGTGTCCTCGTAGGCGGCGCGTGAGGTCACGCTATAGGCCGAGCCGACGGCGGCCGCAGGCGCGTACTGCGCCGTGCGGAGGAGCGTCGCCGTGAGCACCTCGGCGACCTCGAAGAGGGCCGCGCCGATGGTCAGCGTGTAGCCGACCCACGAGGGGGAGAAGGCCGTCCCCAGTCCCTGGATGAGATTACTCCCCAGGGTCGCGGTCACCGTCCCCGCTGCCGTGATGCCGGCGGCAGGCTGGCGCAGGACGAGCGCTCGAGCGAGCGGCGCCACCTCCTCGATCCAGAGGCGCACGACGTAGCCGCGCGGCGGCGGGATGCGGACGCGCACCGGCCCACGCATGGTCTCGTTCGGCGGCGTGACGAGGGAGATGGCCGTCGCCGTGGCCACGTGGTCTATCGCGTACCACTCAGACGAGCCCACCTGGACCTCGAGCCCATCCCAGCTCCCATCGAGCGGATAGGCCGCGCCCACGGCCGTCACCGCAGGGTCGGTGTTGGCGAGGAGATAGCCGGAGCCCTCCTGCTCGTCGGCCTGCGAGACGTAGACGGGAGGGCTCACGGCGAGCGTGCTCTCGCCGCCGGCCACGTCGAGGTCGGATTGCGCTGCAAGGAGCGAGTCCGCGCCGCCCACGAGGAGGGGCGTGCGGAAGAGCGCAAGATGGGCGAGCGCCTGGGTCTCGGCGTAGAGGGTGGCGGTGACCTGCGCCGTACGCGAGGGGACCACGGCCTCGGCCATGAGAGCGCCAGCAGGCGTGAGCCTGAAAGGATACCCATTGAAGGGCGCGAGCCAGCCGTTGGCAGCGCGGCCCAGCTTGAGGAGGGCCGCCGTCATCCCGCCACCCCTACAACGATGATGGAGCTCGGCGGCGCCGTCTGCGAGACCGAGAGATTGACGTGCGGCAAGGAGTACCAGCTCGCGAGCGCAGTATCTCGGCTCGTGAAATGGGGCACGGCGAGCACCGCCCCCAAGGTCCCGGCCCAGGCGCGGTCGAGCGTGAGCGTCGTGCCGGCGATGACCTTGACGAGATAGACCTGCTGATTGGCGATGTCGACGAGGAAGGTCTTGCCGGCCGTCATGAGCGCCGCATCGCCTGGCGCGCAGGTGGCGCTGGTCGAGGCGGCGAAGGTGATGGCGGCAGCGCAAAGCTGGTAGTCGGTACCGACAGCCGGCACGCTCTCGAGGTAGACCACGCGGTCCACGGCCTTGACCCGCTCGGTGAGGTCGGCGAGGTCGGCCACGTAGATGGTCCGGCCCCACTCATAGGTGCTCGGGGAGAGGTACTTGTTGAAGGCGCGCGCGATGTCGAGGCGCGTCGACAAGGCGTCGTACTGCGCGCCGCGGTAGACGGCCACTGCGATGGAGGCGCCGAGGTCCTGGAGGTGCGCCGGCACGTCGACCACGGTGATACCCGTCTGGATGGCCCCGGCGAGGTCGCGCACGACGGCGGCGCGCTCGGCGGTGGAGACGGCGCTCGCCAGCGTCCACGTGCGTGAGAGGAGGGCCACCGTCGCATAGCCGGAGGCGGGCAGCGCGAGGTCGTAGCCGTTGCGCGCGATGGCGCGCGAGGAGCCGCCCAGCATGTCCCTGGCGGCCTGCGCGTAGTCGTAGTCGGAGAGCGCCACGGCCCGGTGCGCGAACGCCTTGGGCGCGCGCTCGATGGCCTCGGCGATGGTCTCCTCGTCGCTCCCGCCGGTGGCGTCGGCCACGTTGGTCACGGCGGCGACATTGGCGAGGGAGGAGACGAGCGTGGTCAGGGTATCGGCGCCGACGTTGGTCTGCGCGCCGCCGACCGTGGCCTCGGCGCGGACCCGGCCGACGATGGGCCCCACGTGCCAGCCTGCCGCCGCGATGGCCGAGGGGACGGCGGTCGTGAGGACGAGGCTCGTGGGCGAGGCGACGGAGGCCACCGTGTACCAGGTCGCCGCATCGGCCACGCGAATCTGCCAGCCCTCCCAGGTGGTCCCCAGCTCAAAGGCCGTGCCCACTCCCGTCACGGCCGTGGACCCTGCCGGCACTGAGATGGTGCCAGCCGGCGCCGAGTAGGCCGGGATGAGGAGGTCGCTCGAGGTGGCGAAGATGATGTCCCCGTCCTCGGTCGAGACCTCCGAGGCCGCAGGCACGAGGGTATCCGTCGACTGCGGCGAGGAGAGCGTAAAGGCCAGCGTGGCCGTCGCCGCCTCCAGCTCGATAAGCAAGATGCCGATGAGCGCGAGCAGCTTTTGAGCGAGTGCCCTTGGCCACCGGTTGAGCTGATAGATGAGCTTGCCCAGCATCCAGCCCGATGCCTCGGTGAGCACGACGGCCGGGTTGCTGTCGCTGCGGTCGCTCATCTCGCCAGGCAAGGAGCCGATGCACTCGGCCACCACCTGGTCCTCATTGCGCGTGTCCAGGACGGGCGCGGGGACGGGATTAGCCATCGGTGGTGGGCCTCGCGAAGAACGGGTAAACGAGCGTCTGCGACGTGGCTTCGTTGACGACGGAGTAGGGGATGTCCACTTCGACCGTTTCCATCGTCTGCCCGTTGCGCGGCTCGATGTCGCCGAGGCCCGTCACTCGCGGCTCATGGTCAGCCACGGTCTCCTCGATGGCAGCGCGGATGCGGTGGCTGTCCTGCGGCTCGAACGTCGCCGTGGCTGCGCCGTAATCGGGCTGCATGCAGCGCTCCCCTGGCTCGGTCGAGCAGATGGAGGCCATCGACTCCGAGACCGCCGTAAGGCCCCAGCTCAGCGCGAGCCGCCCTTTGCTGTCGGCGCGCACCGGGTAGGCGATGCCCTGGCCGAGGTGGGCCGCTTGCGAGGGCACGGCCGGGAGGGCGCCTGGCGTGCCGACGATGGGAGGCCCGCTCATGGGCCCACCTTGACGCTCTTCGAGAGCACGACCTCAGAGGAGCTCTTCGCCGCTACCGCGCTGCCGTCGGCCCCCTTGACCTTCGCGGCATCAGCATCCGTGTCCATGTCTGGGCCGGTGCCGAGTGGCGCAGTGGCGCCGGGCTTCACGGTGACTGAGGGGGTGGCGACAGCGGCAGCGCCCTTTGAGTCGATATAGCCGTGCGTGTGCGAGTTGAAGAGCGACTTGAGATTGTTGAACTTGGCAACGAGGTCGTTGTACATGGCGGCCATCATCGACCCCAGCATCGCGGCCTCAGTGGGCCGGCTCTTCGTCTTCGTCGAGGGGGCCCAGAGGTAGAGGCCCCGGTGCGGGTCGCCATCGACGAAGAGCACGAAGCACGGGTCCTCCTTACGGGGGATGCACTCGAGCGAGCCGGGCCATGCAGGCGACAGCCAGTTGCTGAGCTGGTCGCTGCGCATCGAGCCGATGCGGGCCTTGACCCTGCCGAGCTTGTCCGGGTCGGAGACGTCCTTGATTAAGCCGTACTGCGCGCCATAGATGCGGCCCTCGCGCCCGTCCTCATCGGTCGTGCCCCGGGCCATCGACTCGAGCAGCTCGTTGTACAAGGGGCCTCCTATTGCGCGAAGGGGATGCCGGCGGCCGAGGAGGCCGAGGAGGAGACCGCGCGCGCGAGCGTGAGCTGCGTCGTCGGGAACTCCCCCTTGATAAGGCCGTGCTTGATGGTCGGCAGTATCCAGTCGCCGTCGACCTTGCCGCCCCAGCCCTCGAGCCGCACGTAGTGGTGCAGCCGGATATCAGGGCTGGCAGCGAGGGTCAGCGTCGCATCGTCCTTGCGGCGCCGCTTGAGGTTCGCTTCGTTGGTCCAGCCCGCGTTACCCGGGGCCTCCCCGTGCGAGACGTTGCTCTTCTCCGCTGCCCCCACGGGCCGCCGGTGCGTGCGCTCGTCGGCCTTGACCTTGGCGGCCTCCTCGGCTGCGGCGCCGGTGAGGGCCTTCGCCGTGTCCCCGTTCTCGAGCGCAGGCGACCCGCTCTTGTCAGCGCCGCTGGCGATATGGTGGATGCCGACCTCGAGCCCCATCACGGGGTGCTGGCCCCGTTTGAAAATCGTCCGGTAGAGCTGCTTCGCCGCGCGCCGCACGCGCAGTTGCCGCCCGTCTGCGTAGGTCTCGAGGCCATCGAAGGAGAGTGCTCGCGTGGCAAATTCCCAGTCGGTCAGCTCGGCGCCAAAGCAGAACTCGCGCGGCTTGATGCTGCCGAGGTCGTCCACCTCAATCACCACCTCGAGCCCATGCTCTCGGCCGATAAGCTCGATGAGCTGCGTGGAGGTCTTGTTTGCGTAGCTGCGATATTTCTTTTGGCGGCGGGCCTGGATGCTCTTGTCGTGCGCCACAATCGTAATGTGCTCGACCCCCGGATAGCTCAGGAGGAGCGAGGTCTGCACCCCGTCAAAGACCACCTGCGGCCGCTCAGAGCCCGCCACCACGCCCATCGAAAAGCGCACCGGCACCACGCTGAATGCAGGGTCGGGGAGGGCATTGAATATCTCCTGGCGCGGGTCCTCGATGACAGCGGTCAGAAATGAAATGCGCTCCCCGTCCTTCTTTAGCTCGACGTCCACCGAAGCGAGATTGTTCGTGCCGGCGTCGAAAGTCCAAACGCGCGCGCCTTTCTTGACATTGGCCGGTGTGGACATCTCGAGCTTATAGGGCACGCCCATTTCAATCCTCCGGGGCGAATGCCGGGATGGTCAGCACCGTGCCGATGGTGAGCGCATCGAGGTCCTCAATGCCATTGGCCTCCGCCACCTGCCGCCAGTACTCACTGGAATAGCCGAGGGCAGGCGCCCAATACGCGGCAATCTTTTGCACGGTATCACCTGCGAGGATGGTGTGCTTGCGCGCCTGCGGTCCGAGCGGCTGCGGCGTCCCGTAGCGTGCGTAAACGCTCTTCGCCATCAGCGGCTCCCCGGGCGAATCACGAGCAATACGAGATTGACGAGCGCCTGCTTGCGGCGGAGCTGCTCGTCCCAGAGGCGCGGGTCGATGGTCATCGTATCGATGCGGACGCGGTCCGTTTGCCCGAAGGTCAAGAGCAGGTTCGGCGGCTCGCCGGTGCGCTCGTCTTTGCGCCGGAATCCCTCGAGCGTCGAAATGAAGTCTTCGATATGCGCCGTCCCCGAGCCGGTCAATTGCTTGAGGTCGACCAGCAAGAAATCAAGCGTGATGCGGCTCGGGTTATTGCGCGACCACGAGAAGGGGGCGCCGCCCGCCTCCGCTATCCAGTCGGCCTGCGCCACGCCGCTCGGCGAGTAGCTGGCGCTGTGCTCGCGGCGGCATTTCTCCGGCCGCAGGGGAAAGATGAAATCATCCGAGCTCGAGCCGCCCACTCGCCCGAGCCTGACTTGCGCGACCACTACGTGCCTCCCGCAGGCGCGGCGCCGTTTGCCGTGGCGGCCTTGACCCCTTTGGCCATGTGCTTCGCCACGACCTTCGAGAGCACCTGCCCATCGAGCGTGAGGGTCACGGCAATCTCTTTCTCGACATTGCCATCGCGCGACATGAAGCGCGCTTCGTGGCCGGGGTTGTCTGCGAGGTTGACCGCCATGCCGTGCGAGAGGCCCGTGCCTTCGAGCTCGCGGATGCGTCCTGCGCGTCTTTCGTTGATGCGCTTGAGCATCAGCTTGTGATTATCGACGCCAGCCTTTTCGTAGGCGCGCTCCTTGTCCCCCGCCCCGGACCACTCGTTGAGGTCCTCGGATATCTTGTCGGAGAGGCCCGTCGCCTCGTCGAAGGCCGTGCCAATCGCATAGCCGACCTGGGCAGCGATAAGCGCGCCTGCGACCTTGCCCATCACGCTCCCGGCCTTCTCGGCGATGCCTGCGGGCCCTCCGGCTGCGCCTCCTCCGACGCCTCCCATGGGGCCATTGACCACGTAGACGGGGATAGGCTTGCCGCTGCCGCCGCCGGCCAGCTCGGCGAGGGCTCCGCCCTTCGGGCCGCGAAAGGCGTCGATGACTTCCCTCCCGGCCTTGATGCCCTGGCCGATTTTAAAGCCGCCGTAGAGGATGGCGGCCGTACCGCCGAGCAGCTCGAGTTGCGTCCTGTGGCGCTCGATGGCGCCGAAGAAAGTGGGCACTGCCTCGATGAGCTTAACGAAACCGGTGGCCGCTCGCTCGACGTTCTTCGCCACGTTCCCAATCATCTCCTGGCCCTTCGGCGAGGAGATGGCCGCCTCGAGCTTCTGGGCGATGGTCACGCCCTGGCCGAGTTGCTTGTTCAATTCCTTGACGGCACGGGTGCCGATATCGCCGACGACGCCGAGCGCCTGAACGCCGATGCTCTGCATTTGAAAGTCGAAGGTCTTGCGCTTGTCGCCGGCCGCTTCCTCGGTGATGCCGCTCTGCCGGAGGATGGCGTCGAGCACCGTGCCTTGCCCTGCTTGCTGCCCACGCTTGACCCCGAGCGAGTCCGCCTGCTCCTTGCCCAGCAGCTCGAAGAGCTTGCCCTTGGCGTTGGCGTCCTGCACTCGCTTCGCGAAAACCTTGTTGAGGTGGAGCGAGGAGACGAACCGCTTCATCCCCTCGGGGCCGCTGCCGGCCTCGGAGATAATCTGGCCCGTCTCGGTGGCGTCGTTCCCCGTGACAGTCACGATGCGCTCGAGGAGGCCCGCGCCGAACTCGAACGTTTGCTTGCGCAGCGCTGCGGCCCCGGCCTCCGTGAGGCGCTTGCCGCGATACCGCGAGCCCGCCTGCGTCGTGGCCACGGCCTCCGCAATCGGGGTGAGCCCCTGGAGTGCGTCGTCATCGTCGATGGCCCCGCGCCGCCCGAGCGAGGTGGCGCGGTCGATGTAGCGCTGCCCCTCGGCATTGCCAAACTCGCGCCGGATGCGCTCCTGCGCGCGCACCGTCTGCCGCCCCTCATCGAGCAGGCGCTTGATGCCGTAGCCGGCTGCGCCCACGAGGGCCGCCCCGGCGATGGCGCCGCGCAGCTTGCCGAGCTTGTCGGCGAGCACCTCGATGCCGGCGCCGAATTGTTTCAGCTCGCCGCCGGCCTTGCGGAAGTCGCCTGCGATGGCGGAGCCGGTCTTGGCCATCGTCGAGTGCAGCGACTTGAGGGCACGCTCCGTATCGCGCGCGATACGGTTCTGCTGCTTGCCGAGATCGATAATCTCGGTCTTCTGCTCCTTGACGAGCTTGGCCTGCTCCTTGAGCGCCTTACTCGCCTCGGGGGTGAGCTTGGCGCGGATGACGAACGATGCTTCGCGTGTCGCCACTCGCTACCTCCGCTTGCCGCCGAAGAGCGCCAGCAGCGCTCGCGAGGCATCATCCAGCTCCGGCAGCTCCGAGAGCACGGCCTCGGCCACCGCCATCTCCGAGCCCATCATCTCGCTCCACGTGGGCCGGACGGCGCGCGCCACGAGGGCTATCAGCCCAAAGGGCTGTCGCCTGCTCGGCCACTCGCAGCCACCGCCGCGGCCGCCGCCTCGAGCGACTGGTCGAGCTGGCGCAGCGCCTTCGCCGTCGCTTCCTTCGCATCGAGGATGGCGCGCTGGAGCTTTTGCAGCACGAGCTCCGGCGCGTCCTTCTTGCGCACGAGGCGAGCGCGCTCAGCCTCTTTCTCTTCGACCTCTTCCCAGAGCGCTGCGTAATCGTTCTCGTCCCAGTCGCGCACGTCGGAGAGGGAGGCCCCGGTCTTCGCCCCTATCGAGACGATGCGAGCGGCGAGGAGGGAGGGCGCCTGATAGGGGACCTGCGTCCCCGAGTACAGCATCTGGATATCGATTTGCTGGCCGACCTTGAGCGGGACCCAGCGTACGGCCTCGCCGGAGACGGGGAGCTTGTACTCGTACGGGGTCACAGGGTCCCTTCGCAGACGAGCGTCACGGTGACGTCGCCGACGGTGTTATCGCCGGCCTTGCCGTCGGGCGTCTTGACGTCCTTGACCTTGACGATAAACGTCTCGGTCTGCACCACCGCGCCGAGGGTGTTGAGGTATTTCTTCGTGAGCTGCCGCGGCTTGGTATCGATGCCCGAGAGCGATTGCTTCCACCACTCCACGAGTAAGTTGTCGCGACCTGGCGTGTACGCTCGCGTGATGACGAGGTCGGTAAAGTTGCCGGTGAAGCTGACCTTGGTCGGCGTCTTGGCGCCAGGCTCGTGATGGTCGGTGAAATTCTGGACGCGGTCACCGCCGGTCACCGACTCGAAGTCGCCGAAGCCGCTGAGGGACGGGATGATTTGCGCGTGGACGAGGGGCATGGGCCGGGCTCCTTATTGCTGCGACCGGCCGATGAAGCCCGGCGTCGTCATGATGAGGTTGCAGGAGACTTTCTCGGCGGTGTACGTCGGCACGTACTCGACGTCCACGTGGACCTCGCCGGCTGCGATCATCGCCCCGGGGTTGTTGCTCTCGTTGCAGGTCACGAACCAGGCATCCTCGGAGGACTTCTGGAGGCCGGGCTCCTGGCCGTACAAGGTGCCTCGCCGCTTGAGCGACCAGAGGAACGCGTCGAGGTCGCCCTTGATATCCCCGAAGAGCTTCCCGTCGATGGGCTCGAACGTGTAGTTCTCGAGCGTGTTCCAGGCCGTCAGGTAAATGAGGTGCAGGATGCGGACGACGGGGACCTGCCGGAAGCGCGGGTCCTGCGAGAGCGTGCGCATGCCCCACGAGACGACGCCGCCGGGCTGCCCCTTGATGCGGTTGGTGTTGATGAGGGAGGCGGCCAGCAGGTCGGAGCCGCCATTGTCGACGAGCTCCATCTGGGTGCCTGGTGCGCGCTCGACATCGATGGCCGAGCGGAAGGCGTGACGGATGCCGGCGCCTGCTTTGTGCGGGCCTCCGTAGAGGAGGTCCATGCGTGCGTGGAGGCCCGCCAGGTGGCCGACGTTATCCACGAGGAGCTGCCCGCCCTGCCGGCTCCCGGCATCGGCGACGTACAAGCCAGGCCACCAGTACGCGAGGTCTCGTCCGTTGGTCGCGAGGTCTGCCACCACGGTGGTCAGCGTGAGCGAGCTGGGCGCCCCAAGGAGGCCCATGCGGTAATAGGCCGCCGCATGGGTCGCGATGCCGGTCCTGGCCGGCGCCGTGTACAACCCCGGGATGGCGACGAAGCCCGTGCCCAGGGCTTGGTCGGCGAAGACCTGGAGGCCGGTCTTTACGCCGGCCGTCGTCACCGTCCCCACGTGGTCCGGGGCCGTCGCCGTATAGGGGTCGGGGGTGGCGGGCGTCGAGCCGAGGCCGTTGTTGAGCTTGCCCCTCGCCGCCGTGACCGGGAGCTGCCCGCCGGCTGGGAGCGCGATGGTAATCAACTCGGACTTCTTCGAGATGTTCGCAGCGTCGAGCGAGGAGCCGAGCTCCCAGATTTCGCGGATGCCGCTCTGCACGTGCTCGGCGATGACCTGCGCGTAGTCGGCCCCGCCCGTCGGCGACGGGTTGGTAATCGTGACCAAGGTGGCCCCGCCATCGCGGCCCGGCCACTTGCTCGTGATGGTGGTGTTGTTGGTCGTCAGGTCCGCGAAGGTCTTCGCTGCGGCCGTCGGGCCGGCGGTGGTGGCGACCACGCGGCAGAAGTACAGGGCGCCTGGCCCGTTGGGCCCCTTCTCCTCGAAGTAGGCCTTGACCGAGTAGTACGCTTGCACGACGGCGTTCGTCGTCTCGGTGGAGTATGTCTCGGCCGTCGTGCCGGCAGCGACGGTGGTCAGCTTGCTGAGACCGCCGTATTGGCGTATCCACTGCCCGAAGCTCGTCGAGATTTGATAGGTGTTGGGGATGCCCCACGGGGTTTGGCCGACGACGAAGAAGTTGCTGTAGCCAATCTCGCGCACCCCGCCGGGGCCTGCTGAGCCGATGCGAATATCGCTGCCGATGACACTCATGGCGCTCCTTACGTGACGGAGAGGGTGGAGGAGTCTGAGAGGGCGCCTCGAGTGGCAGTGATGGTCACCACCCCCGTATCCAGCGCAGTAACGAGTCCGGCCTCGACGACAGCGATAGCCGGATTGCCGGAGGTCCAGACGGTCTCGGCCTCCGCGGTGATATAGGCGGAGGCGCCCGAGACGCGGTAGCCGATGGCCTCGAGCTGGAGCGTACCGGCGAGCGCGAGCGTCGCCGAGGCGGGCAGGACGCGCACCCCGCGCAAGGGGTCCTGCTCGGTGTTGCGAGGCGGCGGGCGGCCGCTGCGTGTGAGAGGCGGGAAGGCGGCGCCCTCCGGGAGGGGCTCGCGCTTCTCGTCGTAAAACGTCTGCCGGTCGGTATCGCGCTCGGGGAGCGGCAGCGGGGACTGGAACTCGAACGGCACATCGGGGTCGCCAGGCGGGATGCCCGTCGGCTCGCCAGGGGGATGCGGCGCGACGGCCACCGCGCCAACGCGAAAGATGCCGCGCTCGACCCGCTCCCCTCCCGGCTCGGGGTACTGCGAGGGGTCGAAGTCGGCGATGAACTCGAGCCCAATCGAGAGGTCGGCGAGCGCATAGCCGGCATCCGCCATGATGCGCGGGCGCCCACTCCGTAGCGTGGGGCCGGCGCGATTGGCCAGGCTCTCTATCTCGCCCTTGCGGTACGCCTCGAGGGCGGGCTGGCCGAAGGGCACGGGCTCCCCGTCTGCGCGCACCCAGAGGCCGCGCATGCGCATCACGCGTTGCTGGAGGTCATCGAGCGCCAGGCGCATCGCCTTGTCCGCCTCGCCCTGCGTGGCCTTGATGCGCAGCTCGGCGAGCACCTCGAGCTTGACCAGGCTCGACCAATCGCCCTGGTCCTCGAAGAGCACGAGGCCGGTCTTGAGGAGCAGGAACGGCAGCACCGCATCGGCCACTTTTTGGATATCGCAAAAACGATGGTCGACCGTGAGGCGCGCACCGCCGGTCATCGTGCTCCCGTGGAGCCCGCGCAGCAGCGTTTCAAACACCGTGTCGATGCGCGCCACCTGGGCAGGCGGCAGGCCGACGGCGAGCCTCACTTGAGCCGGCTCCCTAGCGCGTCCAGGATGACCTCAGAGCACGCCTCCAGCTCGGCTGGGTGCTCGATGCCGAGGAACTCGCGCTGCTTCACAGGCGACGTGATGGGCGCGTTGTGCGTGAGGGCCTTGAGCGCCTGGAGCGGGTCGTTGAAGACCACGTGGACCTCCTTGCCCACCACCTCCGGCTCCATCGAGCCGAGCATGGTGCCAATCATCGCGAGGTCCGGGGGAGAGACCTGGCGCGGCTTCCTGCGGCGCACCTCGGCGTAGGCTGGCGAGTAGGGCTTGAAGGGCTCGAGGCGCAGGTCCCGGCCACTGCGCGTCCGCAGCACGACGAGGCGGATGCCGAAGAGCCCGAGCGTCTCGAGCTCCGCATGGGTGAGGTCAACGAATTGCCCGGCGGTCGTCTCGAGCAGCTTGATGGCGCCGTCGAAGTCGCGGTCCTCCTGGCTACCCACGGACAAAGACCACGGAGAAGGGGCGCCCCTGCTCATGCAGGCCAATGGTGCCGTCGGCGTCGGCGTCGTAGTCGAGGGCCAGCGCCTCAATCGAAAGCCAGGCGGCGGCCATCTCGAGGTGCGCCCTGGCGCGCAGCCCCATGCGTCCCTCCGGCCCATCGCCGAAGGTCTGGTTCTGGTCGTAAAGAAAATGCAGGGCGAAGCGCGCAGTCGCCGGGCGCAGGCGCTCCTTCGAGCGCAAGCCGAGCCGGCCCATCTCGAAGGCTTGCCCGGTGGAGCGGGTGCCGCGCAGGCGCCTCTCAACCTCGTCCATGCCGAGGTCAATCGCCATCGACCAGAGCGGCGCCTCGTCGCGCGCGCGGATGCGCGGAACGTCGCTCTCGAGGTTGGGTTCGTAGACGAGGAGGTCGCCCTCCTCGGCGAAGCGCAACGGCCACTTGGGGACCCAGAGGGCCATCAGGTATACGCGTCCGTCGGGTCGCCGGTGATCACCATGCGGACGCGCGCGCTCGTCGTCGCCCCGGGTATCGGCTCGAGGTAGACGGCGGTCACGGTGCCCGTGATGAGGAACGCGCAGCACTCGGGCTGCGGCGTGCCCACGTTGACCACGGCCCGCCCGTTGGTCTTCAAGGTGAACTGCGTCCCCGCGATGTCGTTGAGCCGCACCTGCACCGGGTAGTCCGAGAAGAGCGCGAAGAAGTAGCCGGCGGTCACGGGGGCAATCGAGACCAGCGCCTCCGCCGAATTGGGCGCGACCTCGCGCGTGGTGCTGCTGACCCGCCGGTCGGCAGTCTGCTCGATGGCGATGCGCGCTGGCCCGAAATCGGGCGAGGCCATCGAGGAGTCGGGAGCGACGCCGACCTCGACCCGCGTGTAGCGATAGGCCATGGGTACCTCCGAAGGGACACGGGAGCCTCGACGCCGGGCCGAGGCTCCCTGAGGGGCTACGCGACGCGGATGCCGAGGACGTAGAGCAGCCCCGTCTCATCGGTGGATGCGGTGCGCGTGCGCGTGGTGCGGAGGGTGCCGCCGGCTGCAATCTCGTGCGAGGCATCGTCAATGGTCAGGGCGCGGACCACGCTCTTGTCGGCGAGCGCATTGATGGGCATGGCGTCGCTGATGGCGGTGGCCCCGTTCTTGACGGTGATGGTGCCGGTGCCGCCGGATGCCGCATTGGTCTTGACGAACCAGACGTCAATGACTCGCGTCTTGTTGGTCAGGACGACGTCGACATCCCCCGTCGCCCCGGCGGGGATGGGGACGACGTGCAGGACAGGGACCCCGCCGACGACGTTGCTCGGAGCGATGGGGGCCACCGAGGAGCCGGAGACCGTGGTGGTGATGGTGTTGACGTCGCCTGCGATGGCCGAGGTGGAGCCCGCGAAATTGAGCGCGCTCGCCGGCTCGCAGTTGACGCCGCCAGCCTGGATGAGGACGGGGGCGGGCATTACGCGACCTGGAAGGTGGCGGTGCACTTGGCGCCGACCGAGCCCGTGGTGACCTCCTTCACGCCGAGCAGGGTGCCTGCTGCAACGGCGACCTTGTGCGTCGCATCGCTGCCCGCCTTGGCCGTGCCGGTGATGGTCACGGTGAGCGTGGTATCCGTCCAGGTGGCGCCGTTGTCGACGGATTGGACGACCGTGAAGATGCTGGTGTCCGTCCCGGCGGGCGCCGTCTCCATCGAGGCATAGAGGTTCTGCGCGGTGCAGGCGGCCGACGCCAGGAAGAGCTTTACCGCGGCGGCGGCGTGGACCTCGCCGGGGTTCGCGAGGTACTTCGTGCCTGCTGCGATGGCGTCGGTGCCAGCGCCGGTGACAGTCGTCATGAAGGCCGTCGTACCGGCGGAGTTTTGCGAGTTGTGCAGGACAGGGACGACGTCGTAGTTGGTCGATGCTGGTGCCATGGTGTCTATCCGTTCTCTCGAGGGACGGCCCTCGAGCGGTCAGTCATTTGTCGTGCTTGCGCTTCGCCGGGGCGTGCGTGATATCGGGCGCCCCAATGGCGTCCTCCTTCGCGTGGCCCGGCTCGGCCAGCAGC